GAAACCCACGTAGTACCCATGCGGGTAGCTCCTTTCGAGAAAAGGGAACCCCCCGCCCGGTCGTGCCCTACCGGACGAGGGGAAGTCAGATACTGAATTCAGTAGTTGGTTAGAGAGACGTAAAGCAGCCGTTGAACCCGACCCACGGGGGCTTAGCCGTGGCAGACGCGCCATACAGGCGTAGCCAACCGTCCGTAGTGATGTCGAGCTTGAGAGTGATTCGATCGCTGCTCACGTCAGAGCACGGAACAACGATCGTTCGCAGAGAAGCCGGACGCGCGGACGTCGGAAGCGCGGACGTGTTCAGCTCAAAGTACGAGGGAATAGACCCCGGGTAGGACGAGCGGGAGATGCCACCCCGAAACATGATCGTGTCCTCACCAAAGAGGTTCACAACCCGGTACTGAAACGTTCCCTGAGAGTTGCCGTTGTTCGTCCAGCCGGACGCGAGAGAAACGCTCTTCCAAGTGTTCGTGCCCGACGCGAACGACACCCAAGCGGAACCGTCGTACACCTGAAGTAGGTTGACATCCTTGAGCCAAGTCACCATGCCCTCAACGGGCTTGCTGATAGTCGCTCCTCGCGTAACCGCTGAGGCGAACGACATGACTAGCTTGGGGGTCATGTTCGTGACTAGCCCCTCAGCGAGGCTCTGAGCGTTGGGCTTATCGGTCAGCGTGGGGTACGGGATGTTCTGGCCGTATGTATCGGTTAGGGGCACTGGCGTTCTCCTTAGTCAATGCGGTAGCGCACGCCGTTGACGCTGCACCACGTAGTCACTCCGGTAGGCGGGATAATCACGCAACCACCGTCAGTGTTGAAATCAATCTTTGTGGCGACACCACCGGCAGCCGCCGAGACAGAACGCTTAGACAGCGGACGGAAGCCGGAAGGCATGGTGAAGAACTGACCACCATTCGGAGGGCTTCCGGAGGTAGCCCACGACATGCCGCCGCACCACTCAATGAACGTAGATCCGTGGTCGACAATCCGCCGGTACTGAACGGTTCCGTTGCTATTTCCGCTGTTCGTATATCCGCTCACGAGCGAGGCAGAGACCCACTGAGGGTCAGGCGTAGCCGTCTGGTAGGCGCCCACACAGACCCAACCGCCCATGGTCTTAACCATCTGAACGGAGTCCCCAACCGTGGGGCTCGCATAGCCGGTCAGAAGTCGCACGCTAGGGAACACGTCCGCAGCGCGCGAAACATCAACCGTGCCATCGGAGTTGACAGCCGAGACCACACCCATACGCGCCATGGACTCAAGCAGCCCGGAAGTCTTCACGGACTGCACCGCCGCACCAAGTAGCTTGTCTACAGCCGCCATTACGCGTCCTCGTCCCGTCCGCCGATGGTGTCGATAGTGAACGCTCCCCCATCGGACGAGAGCGGAACTTCAAAGGCGTTGACAAGGTGAAGCTCAGGCAGGATGCCCGGACCGTAGTCCACACGGATCCAATCCCCCGCATCTAGCGCAGGGTTGGGGATCGCAGACACAGAGACCGAACGGTTCGGAGCGCGACCCTTACGCAGAAGCGCAAGCGCCATAGCGTTGGCCTGAGAGTCGGTCGTGACGAGGCTCGAAGAAACCCGCTTGACTACCTTGCCGAACGGTCCCCCATACCTCAGCGGGTCCGTGCTATCCGTGATGGACACCGTTGCAGAAACCGGGGGCTTGTTGTCCTCGGAATTCTCACCAACGACAGTGACCCGGTTGTAAACCTCGTCACTCGAAAGCGACTGCTCAGCCGACACCATCACGCCAGACTCACCCGCAGACACATCCCAAACGACCGTGGGGTTTGAGTCCTTGACGGACGGGATGTCAGCGAGCACGAACGTGCCGTAAGCGTCGCAGAACAGTTCAGCGCCCACACTGAGGGCAACTTCAGTGAGAGCCGCCCACTTGTCCGTTCCGGCATCCCAAGTCTTAGTGGCAAGAAGCGTTCCGCCACTAGACGAGCGGTCAACGAAACCGGCCGTAGGGATCGTGTCCAGAATCTGAGTGTTGATGAATGCCGCAGCGTTGCTAATACCCTTGGTGCTCGTCGCACTACCGAACAGAGCCCGCTTAAGCAGGATCTCAAGCCCCGCAGCTTCAATCGACAGCGGGCCCGTGTGTACGTCACCGCTGACGTTCGTGATAACGAAAGTACCTAGCGGAACGGACTCGGTTGAGCCGTCGAGATACTGAATACCCCGCTCGACGTAGAGCTGTTGACCGTACACCCCGAACAAGTCGGTTTCAGCCCGGGGGAACTGACGAGGGTCAGCAACGGTGAGGGACAGTGAGCGCCGTGTCTCACTGCCCCTATCCACCTTCACGGAACCGCTGACAAAGGGAATGCCCTCAGCGACGAGAGACCCGCCGTAAAGGGCATTCACCTTGCTCACTAGTCCGTGGCTCGTCGTCAGCGCCCGCGCCCACTTGGCGCTAACGCTTAGCAACTCTGCCCCCTTTCAGGTCAGTTACTGAATTCAGGATCTGCTAGGGGTTCGTGAGAACCGTTGACCACTCGTCGTAACCACCCAACACGTCAGACCAAGCCATGTTGTTATCCATGACCGTCTGCCACGTACCCGCAGACGAGCCCTGTAGGCCACCGGCCGGGCGGTCAACCTCAGACACTTCAAGCGTCCAACGCCAACCCGGGATGTTCGCAGCGTTCGTGACGCTCTCAACCTCAACCCCACCAATGGAGAGGTACAGGTTGCCGTTAACGCCGTAACCCGGCATAGCCTGAACGAGAGCCGTGAGGCCCGTATCAAGCAGCGCATCAAAGAGCGCGTTACTCGCCTCGTCCCACACGAGGAGAGACAGGCTCGCCTTACGACCTTGACGAGCGTCCGTGATGGCAATCGGGTTACGCCGACCGACAATCGCGTATAGCGCCTGCCGTGCCTCACGAGACCACTTGATCGGAGCTTCCATCATGACCGTCGTGTTCAGCGCCGGAATGCCCGGAGACTTGAACCACACGTAATCAGCATCCGGCAACACCGGGGCCGTAACAGTCTGCGTGAGCATACGAGCCGTCAACGTGCTGCCGTTGCGCCACTCAGTGGCGTACCAAATGCGGGTGTTAAGGGGTGCCTCATAGTCCTCAACGAGGATGGGACCCTGTGTGTAGGGTGCCGCGTCATACTCGGTCCCGTAGCCCCGCAGAAAGGCAGTCTTGCCGTTCTCGTCAACCCGGTAGATAGTCACCGTGTTCGTAGACGAGGGGGGTAGGTAATTCAGCAGCAACCGAACATAGCCCGAGTCATCGTCAACCGACAGCTCATAGAGCGGATCGGACACGTAAAACTGGATCTTATCGGCGTAGTAGAAATCAGCCGGGGTGTTCGAGTGGTCAATTTCCATACCGAACCGCGCGAACGCTACCCCATCGGGAGCCGTACGAGTCTCGGCAACCAAGATTCCTGCATACGCTGCACTGTCATAGATCGTTGCGAACTGATCAGGTTCATCAACCGAGAGCAGAACACCCGACGCATCAAACCAACTGATACGCGTACGAGCCGTAATCGGGATGGACTCAGCCGTATTCGGGTTGTGTCGCAGGATCGTAGTGCGAGCCTGATAGGACGTGCCCGGGGTTACCGGGATTAGCCGGTCAAGGCTTGCGTTGACAATCGTGTTGCTCGTCGGACGGATCGCGAAAACATAACGGCCGTCCGTAGCAGTAGACGTGTAGTAGTCACGAGACAGCGTGGCATCATCACACGTCCAAGCCGGTAGCGTGGATTCCGTCGAATACTCGTCGTACGTGAGAAGGTTACCGGCAGCGTTAGGGGCAGGCTTTAGCGCTGCCTCGTCCAGATAGAACGTGTCACCGATAGCAAGAGCGTACGGCTTGAAGTACAGACGAGCCGTCACAGCACCCGCAGGAGCAACCGCAGTAAGAATCCGGTAGTTCCATGCACCGGCAGTCAGCGAACGATTCAAGTACGACACCGGAAGCGTCGCCCCACCCGCGTCGTACCACTGAATAAGCGTGTCAGACGTAGTCGCAACCGGGCTGTACAGCCAACCCTCAGCCACATACTCAACGCCCGGAGTCACCGGAACCGTATTGCTCGTACGGAGGTACTGAACCCCCGCAACGTTCGCAGCGATACCAACACAGCGGTAACCGTCGTAACGAGGATTAACACCCCAAGACACCGTGCCCGGAGTAGAGCCCGACGCGCCCCACCCGTCAATTCCCGACTCAACCGACTGCACGTCATACCCGTAAAGGTTGCCCGCAATGAACGGGGCCTCACCTAGGTACACATCGTCAATGTTGACGTAGTCGTT